ATTCCTACGTTAAAATTTGCTAACTCAGTAATACCGCTATTCCCAACAACTCCAGCCGCTGTCCATTTAATGAGTTTTCCTGCTGTTCCTGTTCCTGTAACGTTGTTTGTTATTGGCGCAACCCCGACCAATATTAAAAGCCCAACGCTTACATCATAACCATCTTGAGAATATTTGAAATGTGCAACCGTGTTATTTTGCATCAGGAAATCACCGTCTTTTAAAAAGAATTTTACATTTCCTGTGCCTAACTCGTTTTTTAAAGTGAAAGTTCCTCCCGTAAAATTACGGATGTAGTAATCTTTTCCCGAACGTAAATAAGGAGGTGGAATATTGAATCCTGATATAGAAGTTCCCGAAAGAAAAGTAATGTTAGCCGCGTAGGCTGGTATAGTGGCAAAGTCAACCGCGCCAGTTAAGCTTAAACTGGCTGTTGAACCCTCGGACTCTTTTACGAACCCCACTACTGGAGCAACAACTTCGACTATTGCAGCCCCTACCACATTTATAACGGCTAATACAATTGTGTTTGCATCGGCTGTTGGTATTGCGGCTGTTACAGCCCCCTCAACGCCTTGTTTTATTGCGAAAGTTCCATCGTTTTTCCCAACTAATAAATCATAGCGCGTATAAGTTGCCGTTGCCGCGTTTAATGTAGTCGAAAATGCTGGTGTGTCTAAAAAGTCAACTCCATTAATCCTCCATTGAAAGTCGTCGACAACTAAGGAAATGTTTAATACTGATAAAGTAAGAACTCCATATTTTAGTACTTCGTCTTTCGATAGTAAAGCGTCTATTTCTTCTTTTAAATAAACGATGGGAGTTGCCGAAAAAGAATTTGTCCGCACAAGCCCATATATCTCGTCAGTTGCATTTTGAACATCCACCGAATTAACCCAATTAAAACCGTTCCATTGCCATAGCTGAACTGGCGAATTATCTATGAAATCCAATTCCATATAAAAGTCTCCGTAATTAAATGAAGCTGGCGGTGTGGTTGTCGGGGTGTCAGTTCCTGTGAATAATTTTATTCCTCCGTTTGAAATTCCATTTATATCCGCTTTTAAAGAATTTAAAGCGTTTACAATTGAATCAGTTTCATCCGTTGTGAGCGTTGCTAGATTTCCAATTGTTTCGTTTGAAAAATCAACCAACAATTTCAAAATAGGATTTAAAACATTGGCTGTTATTTCATTGTTGCCATTAGCTATAATGAACGTGTTTATCTGATTGATGACGGAAGCGTATGTTGGTGCTGGCATTTTTAGTAATTATTAAAATCGTTATTGAAATCGTTATTGAAATCCCCACTTAGTACGAATGGTAAATTTAAAAATAAATTATCAAAATCTATTGAATTCCCTAAATAAATAAAAGGAAGTTCATCTTCTAAAGCGTCTGAAGTTGAACTTAGTTTTAAAATTGCGCCACCGTCCGAATTCTGCGGGTCGTAGGTGTAATTATCATTTGTCAATCCAAATTCAAAACCGTAAATTTCTACTGTTCCGTCTTTTAATTTTAATGCAGCGAAATAATCCGAATTATCTATTTGTTTTAAAAGGCATTTTATTTGTTGAGAAATTCCAACGATAGGAATGGTTACGGAATGTTTGTATTGAGGAATGTTATTTTGATTAGACTTTTCAAAACTTCCGAAAATTACATTTGAGTTTTGAGTTATTGAATAAGAAAAACCGCTTTTCCCTGTTGTCAAATTAAAAGCAATTCCGTAACGACAAGTGTAGTCGTTGTCAATATCAACCAATGGAGTTAAGATTTGTTTGTTTAAAATGTCATTTCGATTAATCAAAACAACTTCTTGAAAGTAATCTTTTACGCCACTTTCACATATACTTAAACCACTTCTTAATTTTTCGCAACTCATTATTTATTAATGTTTGAACTTTTAAAACCGTATCCTTTTGCTTTTGTTCTTCCGCAATCATCACAACCGCACCCACAAGTTGTTGGGCAGTTTGAGTAATAAAAAATTTCATTGTTAGAACAAAGAAAATTATTTATTTTTTTAAAAGTAATCAATCCCATATTTCGGTATTTGTCCGCAAACATTTCTAATTCTTTTAAACTTTTTGGAATTGAAAACTCATTAGTCTTTTGTACCAATCCGTTTGGCGTGTCCGAGAACCCATTTAAAACAATATATCTTGCATAAGAATAATATGCCATTAAAGTATATATTCCTTGAAATGGTCTTTCTTTTCCTTTACAATCGGTATAAAATCCACCGTTTAGAAGTTCTAATTTCTTTGCGTAATTTGTAGGGGTTGGCAAAAGTGGATTTAAAATTTTAGCTTCTACTTCTGTAATTATTTCTGTGATTTCAATCCAATAACCGCAAAACAATTCCGACAAATCAAAATTATTAGCTTCGTTTTCCGCGACAGCTAATTTTGATAAGTCGCAATGTTTCGCAACTATTCCTATTCCATTATATTGTTGTTGTGTTAGCATCTTTTGGAGTTTTATCGGGGCTTCCCAAAAGCGCATCAGCAACTGAATTGGAAAATCCGTAAATTTCTGTTAAAATCGTTATTGCACTGCCGTAATCTGTTAAGCTATTAGCAAAAGATTGTTGAATCGCTAGAATTCCCTGAACGCCACCAACTGAACCTCTTAAATTCGCTTGTGCCGTTTTAGTTTCATCTGAAACGTCTGCCGTTTGAACTTCGCCTGTGCTTATTGCTTTTGGCTCGTATGTGATATTTTCAATGATACAAGGAAACCCTAAATAAGTAATTGTTTGCTCTAATTTCGAACGCTCCTCTTCTGTTTGCTCGTCGTAAAATTTCTTTTGCTCTAAATAAGTTTCGGAATTCGCACCAAAGAGAGTGTCATCTGATTTTATTAATTGTTTTGGAGCGTTATTTGCCGCGCCAATAATATTATCCTTTAAATCCCTAACGGTTTCGGTAAACATTTTCTCGTCAAATTCGGCTTTCACTTGTCCAACCTTGAAAATTTTATCAATATCGTCTGTTGCGCCAACCGATAAATGGTAAACCCCGCCTATATTTTCCGAACCAAGCCATTTTTGAACGTCATCTTTTACCGTTTCTTCATCTTCTTCATCTAGTCCCGAGGTAACAACGTATGTTTTGCCTAAAAATCCCGTTCTAAATTGACGATTTACGTACATTCCTTTACGAAATTCGGTGTCCATATCGTTATAAACGCTATCAAATGGGCTTAATGCGTACTTGAATTCTGGAGTTAAATTAAGATAATGAACTTGCCCACGATAATAAGGTAGCATTACTGCCAAATCTTCTGTTGGAATTCCTTTTGCTAACTGGTAATCATTTTTGATTTGCGCAATAATTACATTTTCGTTTTTTGAAAAAGCATAAAACCATTTATCACCTTCTTTTTTTCCGAACATAGATTTTACTACCGAATAATCTTTATATACGAATTTACCCTCGTTACCCTCGTCGTCTTCTTTTGCTTGTCTTACTTTCACATAATCCAAAATATCAAGAACTGGTCTTAAAGTAAGTTCCTCGTCAATCTCATATCCAATGTGAAAGTAAACCCCGTTTTGTTTTGAAATATTATAAGAAGCTAATTTTATAATGTCGGTTAATTTGTAATTTTTAGTAGAGTTTACAATTTCATTATTTCCGATAACGCCTTTTCCAGCCACAAACTTAGCCATTAATTTTGAAGCTAAAGAAGCCGTCGGGCTGTTTAAAATTACCCTTTCAATCTCATTTGGATATAGATTATTTTCTCCATTCCAATATACGGCATCGTCTTTATTTTCGTCAACCGAAATAACACGAGAATAAAGTTCGATAAATTTTGCCCTTGCCTTAGAAAGTATTGGATTGATAGCCATCGATTAGTCTATTTCTTTGTTATTTTTTTTAACGACTGATTTTGTTTTTTGAACCTTTTCTGTTTTTTCTTTCGGTAAGTTAAAAAGTTTTTTTCTATCCGTGATTTCCTCTTCAGTACCATTTTTCAAAAACCCGTCAATAAATTCTGGAGTTAATGCAGTATCATATTTTCGATATGTAACCCCGTCTATCTTATATGCTAAAATACTGCCTTCTGTTTTTTTAATTGTAATTCCTTTCATAATTTCTATTTTTTTGTTTGGTAAAGTTAATGTATTTTTTGAATAAAAAGAAACAAATTTTATCCAGTCATCATTAAATGAACAACCCGCGCAACTAGGCGTATAAGAATATGCTTCTTTGAAAAATTTTAAGTATAACGACATAAGGTTAGAATCTCTTCTAACCTTATCGCTATTAATCAATATTAATTCTTCAACTTGCATTTACACAATATTTTCGAACGCGGAATCGAAATCCTCATTCTCTTGGCCCGCAACTAAAGATTTGTAAACTAAAGGAACTAACCCCTCTGGCGAACTATCTCTGCTCGACAAAACTATTGGAGTTCCTCCACCGCCTTCTTGCACGTCGTATGTGTAGTCTCCTGCGGCTAATCCATTTTGGATTCCGTAAATTTCTACTACTCCATCCGAGAATTGAAAAGCAACCGCATAATTTCCTTTTCCTAAAGAATCTAAAATACATTTACTTTCTTCGTCAGCTCCAACTACCAATATTTGCGCGTTGTGTTTGTACTGAACAAAGCCCAAGTCAGATTGAGACTTGTCAAAATAACCTTTGTAAGTACTTCCGTTTTCTGAACCTGCAAAAAGAAATCCAGTTTTACCTGTTTTTAATGCAAATTGCACGTTGTAATTACAAAGAAGCCCTGTTGGTGTCGTTATTACTAAAGTCGCTGGGTCAATATCTGCTAAATTAATAACCACCGCTTGCTGGTAATATCTACGAACGGGCGCAATACAAGATGCATCTTGCCCGTTTTTCAATGTACCGCATATACTTGCTACTGCCATATCTTTTTATTTTTTAAATTAAACAGTTTCTGCTCCGATGTACACATATTCATTCGTAACCAAAGCAGCTCCGATGTTCGCGCCACCTTCAATGTACACTTGATTGTCATCTTGAGAATGCCATACTCTGAAATCTGGCAATTGGTCAAGTTCTGACGTTCCAATTAACATATTACTACCAGCAGTAAGCAATGCTCTGTAAGGATTTCCTAAAGATAATGCAGAAATAACACCGTCAAATTCTTTATGAATGTGAACTGGAATTCCAAAGATGGTAATCATATTACTCACCGAAAAACTTCTTTGAGCAGTCAAGCCATCAGGAGAATAGCACTCACAATTGTAAAGGCTTCTATCTCCCATAGAGTTCAACCAAGACACTAATACACTTGCCATTGCTTGTGTCATTTCAAATCTTGCTGTACTTGGGTCAAACCAAGGAGCAATTGAAGCAACTTGGTAGGCTTGGTCTAGGTATGCGTATAATTGCGCACCTGTCAATCCTGTTCCTGCTGCATTTTCAGTTACTACAATTTTTGTCCCGTCCATTGCTTCAGCCTGTGTGAATATGCCATCAATCGCTCTTAAAAGAGGATAGTTTGCATCACCTACTGAAGTAGTTGTGTCTCCGAAAAATGCTGTTCTCCACATTGCAGCTTCTAGGTTGGTTGTGAACTTACCAATGATATACTGCATTAATGCGCTGTTTTCATCAATATCCCCAAAAATTCTTTTTTGTTGAGAAAAGAATCTTAAAAAGTCTTCCGAAAAACTATTAACGCAAATCGGAATACGACAAGCAATCATTCCAATTTTCCAAGGTTTAGCCGAAAACCCTAAATCTAAATCACAAACAGGAATAGAACAATCCGATGGATTTTTATAAGGAAATGAAGCGTAACTTGGAGAATTTGACATAATAGGAATTATATTTCCATTACGAACACCTGTAATTACTGTATGATTTTCCGCTAATTTTGAAATTTCAAAGTTGCTTTCAAAAACCACGTTTGCAAGTTCAAGTTTTTCAGCAGCCGTTAAAGACGTTACTAAACTTGTGATTGCCGAAGCAAAGTTTGTTGTTATTGCCATTGTTTATTTTTTTAAATTGTTTCTTAAATTAGCAATTGCCGAAGCGTTAGTGCTTTTTGTTTCCTCTTTGTTTGTCGTTGTTTTCTCAACTGTTGGAGCTGTTTTGGATTTTGCTTGAAATCCTGCAATCAAAGTAGATTTCGCTTTTACCGTTTCGGTTAGTTCAACCGCCTTGTTTGTCATTGCTGCCAATTGCTCTTCGAGAGCTGCAATAATTGCGTCTTTGTCTTCAGGTTGCGGATCGTCCTCAACTGGTTTAATTTCGGTCAACTCTCCTGCAACGAAGATATAAGTTTCGCCGTCTTTCATTAAAAATTCGCCGTCAGCATCCGCGCCGTCAAAATAAGCTTTTACGCCTACTTCTATAACCGCGCCTTCTTCCAATTCGTAAAATTCAAGTTCTTTTTCGTCTGCCGTTGTCACCAATAGGTTTTTAAAGCCTAAAAAGTTTTTAGCAGCGTTAATTAATTGCTGTGTTTTTTTGTTCATTTCATTTTCGTTTTTGTTAATATTAAATTTTGCCACTGCTTTGTAAGGCTGTATTGTTAAACCAAATTTGACAACCTCTTCATTGGTCATCATTCTATCTTCGCGCATTAATGCGACCGCTTCATCATAAGTGAAATTAGTTTCGGCTTCATATATTTTAGCCATATTAATCTCGATTGCGTCCAAATCACTAGCATATTGCCTTAGCATATCAGCGTTCCCTTCAATTGAATAGCTTGGCAAATGGATAAGAACATTGTTCAGAGCGTAAGCTTCTCTTTTCTTTCCAGCCAACATAATTAAAGAAGCAATAGAAGCTACTAATCCAATTCCAAAAGTGTCGCAACCTTGTGGGAGTTGTTTAAAGTAGTTGTAAATAGCAACGCCTTCGTAAACAGAACCGCCTTCAGAATGGATATGCACGTTTAATATTTTGGAATTGTCGGTTTTAGCTACCAGGTCTATCACTTTTTGCAAAGTAATTTCTCTTCCAACTTCTCCGATTAAATAAATATCATTTTCCATAGTGGTAAAATTAGTATGAATAATTATTTTATGTTAAAATAGTTGTGTTATAATATTTAAACACTATATTTGTATTCAAGAAGTATGAAGAAGTACTTTACATTACAACATCTAAAGCACCTTTTAACCGAGGTGCTTTTTTAATTTATAAAAGTTATGGAAATATGCGAGTCTATTGATGAAAAATTATTGTCGTTTTATAGCGCGAAAAACAACCACGATGCAATTGGAATTTTAATAAACAATAAAACTTTTAAAAAACTTCTAAAAGAAGCTGAAAAAGTCATTAATTTTAAAATGCCAGCAGTTTTTAAATACAGAGGTTTACGGGTTTATACAACTAAAGACGTGCGGGAAAATGAAATAGTAATATTTTAAAGTTATGGAAACAAAAACCCGCTTAATACTAAGCGGGTTTTTTTATCCTATCTCACACCGACTTTTCCATATCCCGAACTGCTTTTCGAACGGTCTCAACTGATACCTTAAAATTCAACGCTACTCTTTTGTAGCGTTTCATTTTTCCAGGCTCATCAACTATCGCCATAAAAAAACGGTAAAGGTCATAATCCGTTAAAATTGACAAAGGCGCACGTCCTATTGAAATTAATTTATTGATGACTAAAATGTTATCATCTATTACATTTATTACTTTTGCCATTTATCGCATATTTTAATTGACTGCCTTAATTTATAACTCAAAGTACATCCGCATTCGTCACACATTTTATTTGATAGTTCTGGTATTCTTTTGTCTTCTACTTTTAAAAAATCAATTGGCTCTTCTATAAATTCCTTGCAATTGATACAATGGAATAATCTTTCTTTAGCCAATTCCTCAACTTCTTCTTTTGGATTTTTGAAATTCTCAAAACCAACTGACAAAGGCTTCATTCCATCTTTTGCTAAGGTAATTAATTTTTTACTAAAACTTTGCATCTTGCATTATTTTACGGTTATTACTTAATCCAACAATTCCTTTTTGACTTCCCGCATTTGTTCCAGCTTCCGAACCAATCGCTACCGCTTCCGCTATTGCTGTCACTAGTTGGGAGTTGTCCGATTTCGTTTGAATATCATTTTGCAAGCCAATGTTTGAAGCCCCATTTAATCCAACGCCACCACCAGCTTTATTTATCGAAGCTAATTCGTTGGCAAACATAGCTGTTGAGCGTGCATTGATAACGCTTTCGCCCGATGATAAATTTGCATTAATATTATCAGAAGTTCCCGAGCCTATTCCGCGTAATCCAATTACTCCGCCAGCGTAACTTGGCTTTTTAAACGTAGGCGTCTTTGTTGCCGTAATTTGTTTCACCGCTTTAAATCCACTTTGCAAAACAGTAGCTGTTGAAATAATTTTCTGAATCGTTCCAAATGGCTCTGGCAAAACTGATTCCGCAGATAACACTTCACTAACACCCAGATACGTGTTTATTGTCGCCTGTGCAACTGC